CAAGCGCCTTCTTAGCGTAAGACATAAAAAGTCCTCTATGACTCAGTGTGTACTAAACGAAACAAACTAAAGTTGTTTAAAAGTAAAGTATTCACCAAGTCACAGAGGACTCGGGGTATGTAGATTCAGACCATTTAAGATCAAGAATCAGTATTGATTTTAACTATTTATCCTTTTTTCCATGCTTCACCTTCTGCCTTTCTTCTACGTGCTAGTCCTGCTTCTACATTTGAACCAGGATTGCGGTAGAGATAAAGAGCATCGGGAACTAAATCCCACTCCTTATTCTTCAAGCGTTTAGTAATAGTATTAAAGTTATCACCACCGTAGAAACCAGCGCCGAGATTATAAGCAAAGCTGAGAAGAGCGCCTCTTTTTCCATCTGACATTTCATTCCAATGTGGGATTTTACGTAATGAAGGAAGAAATTGATTCTTACACTGACTAATCAGTAGTTCATCTGCTTCTGCCTGAGTAATGGTATCGCCCATATGGAATGGTGAACCGTCCTTTTTACGAGTTGAACCCCAACCAATTGTAATTGGAAGTCCACCAGTCAGAGGATCTGGATATGCTTTAAGGTGGCATCCTTCAAACTCTTTAATGAGTTTTAGACCCATCATAGGCATATCGTCACCACCAGATACAGAAGCGGCAGCAGATGGTGCTGATGCTGGTGCCGCATTACCCTTTTTTCCGCGATAAATGTCCGCCCAATCTACATCATCCTCAAGAAACTTAACAGGTAGATTATCTTCTAACCACTGAACTGCTTTTACGTGATTAGGATTCTTCTCGTCATAAAACTTGAAGAAGTTGTGTAGGTCAATTCTTGCCATTTGATCCTCCGAAATACTTTTGATACAATTGATTTGCTTCTACATGCTTACCATGATTTGTAAGATCCTTAATAACTTTAAGCATCTTTCTCTTGAAATTAGTCGAAGATTCTTCCCCACCCATCGTTTCCTCCTGGACACCAACGGTGCTTAAGAACTGCTTTGGTGTAAATGGTCTTCTTACCATTCGTTACAGGACCAGTATAGTTATCGTTTAGAGAACCATATGGATCATTGATGTAATATCCCTTACCATCCGGTGTCTTACCGATTACAACACACATGTGCCCACCAGTAGGTGCAGATAGAGAACCGCGATGCAGGATACCAATAACGACAGGCTTCCCAGCATCAAGACTCTTATCAATATCAGCAAAAGAAAGATTGTAACTGAAGTGTGACTTAATTCCATAACCTGCCAGAACTTTCGTCTGCACCGCATGGTCAGTCGTGTCGCCAATCGCAAACACTTTCTTGACATATTCATCGTCGCCTTTGATGCTTCCTGGCTTGAGGAAAGCAAGGCACATAGCGCACGATGAACTGTTGCAAGTTCTATGTGCATCTCTGTAGTTATCTACTTGATTAAAGTATGGAACTGCAAGAACTTCTGGAGTTGGTGGTTTTGTTCTAAACATTCCAATCCAATCAGTCTCTGCATCATCCAAAAATTGAGCAGGTAGGTTATCCTCTAACCATTGAACTGCTGCTACGTGATTTGAATTGTTTTCGTCGTAAAACTTGAAAAAGTTGTGAAGGTCAAGTGTCATCTTCCTCTCCTATGAACTCTAATGAGAAAATATCATGGTTTAAAATATCTGGATTCAACCATTCACTAAATTCAGATTGAATCGCATGGGCATTCTCGAGATTTTCTTCACAGAGAGTATGAATGCGGTCAACTGCCCAATCATGAGTTGTCTGAAGAGTCTTTTCCAAAGTTTCCATAATCTTTTCGCATATAGCGTCCTAGAATATTGCTATTGTAGTACGCCGGCGTTCCATCGTCAAGAGACTCGATCAACACATTATTTAGGAAGAGCTGTTTTGTCTCTTCGTAATTGCATTGTCCTTTTGTTCTATGGAGACTAAGTATTGTTCTGTTGCAGGATGCTTTGCCCCAAAGTTTAACATCGGCTTTGAGTTCGGGACATGATCCATAATAATTTTTCCAATCTGACTCTGATTTAACCTTTCTAGATTTTCCCTTCGGTGTGCGGAAAGACCAGAAATATTTTCTACCAATATAACTACGACCAGTTTTATTGCAATGAATATGATATACAAAACCAAAATTATCTTGAATATCAGAAGACTCAAAAATTTCCCCATTGAATCTCCAAGGGTTTTCATAACTCATACTATAAGATCTTTATGAGCTACTATTTATCTTCAACGGGAACAAAGCGATTCTACTTATGTTTTGAGTGTTTGTCAAGGGGGTTGATAAATATTCAATAAAGTCTTATACTAGAAATGTCAGTATATGTAAGAAATCTTGTAATAGATACCAATGACGATTTTAGTGAAATATTTGAACTCGAACAGTCAGGAGGACTACCAGTAAATCTTACTGGTTTTGGTGCAAGTTGTTATATGAGAAAAAGCCCTGAAACATCTTCATATGTTGGTTTTGGAGTATCTTTTTTAGATAGAGCGAATGGAAAAATACAAATATCAATGGCAAGTACTATTAGTTCAACGGTTAAACCTGGAAGATATGTTTATGATGTTTTGCTGATACGTCCAAATGGGAATAAAGCAATTGGTGTTGAGGGAAATGTTTTAGTAAGAGCGGGAATATCCACTGGGTGTTTTTAAAAATAAATAATTAAAAAGTAAAAAATGACAGTATACACCAGTAATATTCTTATTCATACTGGAACAGACTTTGAGCAATCTTTCTTATTAGAAGATAGTCAAACTAATAGTGCTCTTAATTTGACTGGGTATCAAGGGTGTGCCCAACTTAAAAAATACGAATCTTCATCAAAAAGTGCTGATTTTACGATAGAATTTAGTAGCGATAGAACAACTGGTAGGGTTAAACTTCTTCTTAGCGCCACGTCCAGTGCAGCACTTAAACCAGGAAAATATTTTTACGATTTACTTTTAAGAAAACCAGACGGAACCACAACAAGAGTTATAGAAGGAACTGCGTTAGTTAAAAAATCAATCACAAGATAATAAAAAAGAGGGTTTCGACCCTCTTTTTTGAAAATTGGATCAAACTCCTGGAAGACCAGGTGTAACTACGGGACCTTGACCTCTTTTTAATCTTCCGATGGATTTTGAAGTAGCATCTTGCAATTTGTTTATTGCATCAGTATCTCCATGATATCCCTGTCTCTGGTCATCAACTACCTTAGCAGCTCTTGCAGCAATTGCACTTTGCTCAACAATGTTTTGAATATGTTCAGCATCCATTTGCATCATTACATAATGTGCCTCTGAGAGAGTGTCAGCGTGCCCTTCCGAAAGAAGGTAGTCAAGAACAATATCATATGCTTCTTTTTTCACTGGTTCCTCCTTTTTCTTTGGAAGTGGATTTTTAGAAATAGTTTCGGCAGTCTTATTCATTACAGCATCTTTACTTACCTGAATTTTTGGTTCTGGGGATCTTCCAGCATACTGATTTTGAGATAATGATTGCTGCCCAAGTCCAAGATCCTTTACTGCTGGTGCCTGAACAGTAGGAGTTACAGGCAGTCTACTTCTCATATCCTTCATCAAAGGATTATCAGTCTGAGCAGTTCCACGAATTCTTGCTCTTTCATCTGCGGCAGCAGCAAGTTTTGTATTTGATTTTCTCCAAATATCCATACCCATATCCCTTACCTTCGCCATCTGAGCAGGGTCTCCGCTCTTTCTAGCATCGGCAGCAGCCTTCATATACGCCGCTACTGGTGATGGTTTGGGTGCCGCAGGAGCGGGCGCAGAGGGTGCTGAGGTTGTGGAAGAAGGTCTAGCGGGGGTGGTAGCAGGTGCTGCTGGTGCAGTTGCAGCAGGTCTAGGAGGGGTGGCAGCAGGTGCTGCTGGTGTAGGGGCAGGTTTCTGTCCTACTTTATTTCCTTGCGGACCAGTTCCTGGTTGTGCAGCATTTGGAGGAAGTCCAGGTACGGGAGGTTTTGCTGCTGGTTGAGTTGGTTTTGGTTGAGATGGTTTTGCTGGTTGTTGAGATTTTAAACGATTATAGCGATCAATGGCAGTTTGAGTTGGGGTAACTTCTGTTTCTTTTCTTTTTCCATTTTCATAAGTAACATCATACCATTTATCACCTTTCTTAGCTAAAACTTCATCTAACTGATTTTTATTTTCATATTCATAACTATTGTATACTGGTTTACCAGTCGTTGAATCTACTGCACCAGTTCTACCAGTTCCACTAGTTCCCTGTAAAGACTTTCTTTTTGTTTCAACTTTTGCTTGTGTCTCTGCACCAGCTTGCTTCATTTGTCTTCCTAGTTCATACATACCAGGAGCAGTATCTGAACCAAGTTTTCCTGCTACACGAGCACCAGTTTGTAAAAGATTTCCATATGCACCCTGAGCAACTCCACTAATTTTTTGAATATCCGATGGTCTACCAGTAGCTAAATTATATACATCTACTCCCAAAGCAGGTGTTGCCAAAGAAGTGAAAGTTGGTAATGCACCATATTTTAAAACAGCCTTTCCTTTTGGTCCAGGTGTTAAAGCAGTCTTAACCTTTGAAGCGGTATCTGATACTGCCTTTGATGCTTGACTTAATTTATTTCTCAAACCAATACTTGGCCAACCTTGCTGCCCAGATGGTTTTGGAGTTCCTGATGGTGCTGCTGGTGTTGTTGGTGTTTGTGTTGTCGATCTTTGAGAAAGTCTCTGTCTAGCAGCTTGCGATCTAGAAGATGCTGATGCTTGTGTTGCAGCAGATGGTTGCTTGCCTAGTTTACCAAACCAATCACTTGCTGCTTTCCAAGTTTGTGTAACAATACCACCTTGTTGTGGTTGAGCAGTTGGTAATGGTTTAGATGGTTTAACAGGTTTTACACCAGGTCCTAATGCACTCAGTGATGGTTTTGCTGGTGCTGGCGCAGCAGCTGGTGCTCCAGGTTTTACCAGAGGAGCTTGGATAATACTCGGTTTTGGACTCTTTGTTGCAGTGGTTACTGCTTGTTGAACTTTTTTAGCACCAGGTAAAAATCTTGCAAGACCGCTCAACAATCCCAAATTTTCTTGAAAGAAATTATCTACCTCTTCTTCATTTAATACTTCTTCATTTAGAGAAGTGAAGAAAGAATTAATTTTATCTAACTCTGGATTTAAAACGTTATCTACAAAAGATTCATATATTTCTTCCCAACTATGATCACTAAAATCCCATCCTTCATCTACAAGACTATTAATAGTCCCAGTAACTTCTTCTAACAGTTGATTAAGAAAAACTTCTTCCTCTTTAACATAGACTGAATCATAAGCTTCGTATAGATCACGAACTGTTTTTGATGTAAATGAAGACATTTTTTATTGTTGTTAAATCCTTATACTTTATTTATTAAAAAGACCTTCCGAGCATTTGAGTATATCCTTGTGGATTTGCTTTATATGCTTTCTCGTGCTCTTTACCAACTGCCCTATCAGATTTTCTTAAAGTTTTACTTGAACCTATGATATTATGACCAAATCCAGCAGCCTGACTTACTCCTGGTGGGGTAATGGCGGAAGCAGCACCAAGACCTCTTTCAATAGGACCAATATTTGGATCATCGGTTGTTGCTTTTTCTGCACCAGAAACTCTATTAAGAGCAATATTTAAAGCTCCACCAAGAACACGACTCGTTGTTCTAACTACAGGATTTTGGGTTACCTTTTTTACTAGTGGGTTATTTAATGGATTTCCAATCTTAAATTCATCCAACTGATATGCTTCTTGATAAAACTGTTTAAATGTTTTCATTTGTTTGCTCCTTGTTGTTGAGATCTCTGCCAATTGCCATAAGTTTTTCCAGCAGACTTAACAAAATCAGTAAATCCCTTTCTTACATTTTGAGGAACTTGTGATCTGATTTCTTGCGGAACTGCCTTTCTAATATTAGTAAGAACACCCTGAGTCGTAACTTTTTTCTTAGGATCTCCCGTAATTGCGTCATATGCTCTTGAACCAAGTTGTGCTCCTACGGTTATTCCAGCGGTTGCACCAACAGCAGATCCAATTGGTCCAGCAACAGAACCAAGTGTTCCACCAACTACACCACCAAGACCACTTCCAATTGCTCTTGCGGCACCAGCACCGATTGATCTTTTTTCGCTACTACCCATATCCTTTGCAATATCATAACCTTTCTTCGCTTCAATTCCAGTCTGAACCACACTGAGAACTTTTCCAGCAGTTCCAAGACCTTTCATCATCTTAGATCTTTGTGCTGCCTTTTCTGATGCAATATCAGATCTAATTTGCTTAGATGCTTTAACTACTGCATCAGCAAATTTTTGTGTTTGACTAGTTCTTGCAACAGTTGCAGTACTAATCTTTGGTGCTGCTGGTTTTTGTATTTTTACTGCTGCTGGTTTTAAGTTAGTTGGTGCTTTTATTTCTGGTTTAGGTGGTTTTGGTATTGATAATGGTTTCGTTTTTACAACTCCTTGACCAGTAATCTTTGGAGTTTTAGTAGTAATATCTGCAACTTTTACAGAATCAACTTTCGCACCAATCATTTGACCAGCTTTTGGTTTTGTAAGAATACCAGTTCTTCCAGGACCTTGCTGTGGTTTAATTGTTTGTGACTCACCAGGACGAACTGTTGATAGTTTTCCAGCAGGTTCTGTACCTAGTTTTAAACCTGGCAATTTTTTTGCCTTTGGTTCTACAACCTTAGTTCCCTTTACTTCTGTTGCCTTAACATCTAAAACAGAAGTTCTTGGAGAACTAGGTGATTTTGATCTTGTTGGAGTGGAAAAGGAAACTGCTTTTTTAGTTCCACCAAGTTCAGTCTTAGGTGGTGATGGAGGTTTCTGAGAAGCTCTATATTCTGCCGCTTTTTTTGACACCTGAGACTGTTTTACAGGTTTTGGTTTTGTAGCAGTTTCTGATGGTTTCCATGGATCAGTTGCAGATGGTATTGGACTAGCAAATGGTGTGGCAGATTTTCCTTTTAGCATACTTGCAATAATCTCATCAGTAGAAGTTCCCAACTCTTTTGATGATTGACTAATGAAATCTTTAAGTGCTCTCTCCTGATGTCCTCTTGAAGGTCCTGTTGGTGGAGTAAGGCGTCTCATTCCACGGTCAAAAGACTTTTGACCTGCACCAGTTCCTCCTGGCATTTCCCATGGATTTGGTCCAAGTAATTTATTTGCTCTTGCGTTTCTTTTATCAGTTACAAAAGATGGTACATTTCTTGTTTCCAATCCACCAGATCTAATTCCTTTAAATGCTTTTGCCGCTTCAATCTCACCCTTTACCTGTGTAACAGTCTTTGGTGATTTTTGAACTTGTGCTCTACGACCTGGTTCATTTGGTCCAGGTCTTTTTGTGTACATAGGCTCACCTTGAGGATCAAATCCTGTTGGTTTACCATACGCTTGGCGAGGTTCTTCTACAATATTGTTCGCAAAATTCTGAAACGACTTCATCGCCTATTGACTACCTTTTTAGATATTTATAAAAAAAGGGGTCCGAAGACCCCCCCTCAATATACGTCATTGGATTTATTATTCATCCAAATATAAGAGTAATCACAATCACCAAACAAGAAATCATCATATTCGGCTGCCCGTCTATAAGCATCCATTATTTCTTGTTCGCACCATTCATCATAATTGGAATCCTGAGAAAGTATCTTTGGTAACATCTTGTTTGATTCCCCCGACAATATAAGATTCGACTTCTGTTTCTTGTGGTGCAACTTGAAGACCCTTAGAACTAATCCAATGCTCAGTCCAAGGAAGTGGATTATTCTTTGCAGAAATATCATAAAGTGGTTTAAGTCCAATTGCCTTCATTCTACGGTTCGCAATCCATTCAACATACTGTTGTAACAGTTTGTCATTTAGACCGATCATCGAACCGTCCTTGAACAGATATTCTGCCCAGAGTTTTTCTTGATTCACAGCGTTCTCAAAAGTCTTGTAGAACCATTGCTCTTCTTCTTTGGAGATACGTGCCATATCAGGGTCATCACCTTCTTTCCATTTGTTTAGAATGTTTTGAGTGATGACCAAATGCTGATTCTCATCACGAGCAATCAGTGAGATGATCTTTGCACTTCCTTCCATAAGTTTGAGTTCGCCAAATGCAAAACTGCAAGCGAAACTGACGTAAAAGCGAATACCTTCAAGAATATTAACGTTTGCAACTGCTCTGAAAAGTTTGCGTTTGAGTTCATACCTTTCTGCCTGTGCGTAGGGAACTTGTTCTAAAGCATGAATCCATTCATTAGTTGAACCATAATGCTGAGCACTATTGATGAAATCATTATATGCCTCAGTTACACTGACTGCACGTTCCATAATACGATCTTCTCTAAGAATCGTATCAAAGACCTCAGAAGGATCCGAATAAACATTCTTGATGATATAAGTGTAAGAACGAGAGTGGATCATCTCCATAAACTCCCAGACTTTCATACATGCTTCCAGTTCAGGAAGGGAGCAGTAAGGCGCGAACGCCATACCAGGACCACGACCCTGAACGGAATCCAGCATAACCTGATATTTCAGATTACTGGTAAAGATGTGTTTTTGTTCTGGACGAAGAGACTGATAATCTCCACGATCCTTTTGAAGGGAGACCTCCTCAGGTCTCCAAAAATAACCCAGTTGCTGTGTTGTTAATTTATCGAAGATTGGGTATTTGTAAGAATCATATCTTTGTATTCCCAGTGGTTGTCCAAAAAACATTGGTTGCTTTTTGGTATCTACTTCCTGAGGATTAAAAACGGTCATTGATTCGACCATTGCTTTTTCCTCCAAACCTGTTTTAAATCTTACAAGACTCACAATCTTCCTCCTCCGTGTCTAGAATATCGGAAATTAAGTTATCAAGAGACTGTTTGGTTTCTTCAACCTCATCAGTCTTATGGTCATAGGTATTTTGATAATAACTGGTTTTCCAGCCGTACTTATATGTAGTTAAAAGGTCCTGTGCCATTACTGAAGTAGGAACTTCATTGTCTGGGTAATTTTCTGGATTATAGGACCAGTTTCCAGAAATCGCTTGATCAAAGAACTTTTGCATAACAGCAACAATATGAATATACCCACGATTGCTAGGCATATCCCACAGTAGCGTATAATTGTTCTTAAGTGTTTGATACTGGGGAACAATCTGCTTGAGTGGACCTTTCTTCGACTTCTTAACGGACAAGTATCCGCGAGGTGGTTCGATTCCATTGGTTGCGTTTGACACAACGGAACTGCTCTCCGATGGCATCTGTGCGGACAGTGTTGAGTTCCGTACACCGTACTGCTTAACCCGTTCTCTAAGACCTTCCCAATCATACTTCAATTCGTTAGGGACAATTTCATCAACGTCCTTTTTGTATGTATCAATTGGAAGAATGCCATTACCATATTTGGTTCGATTGGAGTATTCGCAAGGACCTTTTTCTTTGGCAAGATCAACGGTTGCCTGAATCAGATAATATTGGAATGCCTCAGTCAGATCATGAACTAGTTTCCAGGCACCAGGATCATCATAGTGCTCGCCATTCTTTGCAAGATAGTGAGCAAGTCCAATAAAACCTACTCCAAGTGAGCGACGTGCCCTTGTGGCGATTTCTGCTGCTTTGACGGGGTATCCTTGAAAATCAATGAGTTCATCAAGAGAGCGAACGGCAAGATCACAAAGAACTTCAAGATCTTCAAGATCCCTGATCTTACCAACATTGATAGCAGAAAGAATGCAAAGAGCAATTTCACCATCAGGATCATCAATATGCTGAATAGGTTTAGTAGGCAGAGTAATTTCCTGGCACAGATTGCTCATCTCAACTTTATCCATAAAGGATGAGTGAGAATTGCAGTGGTCAATGTTCATAATATAAACACGACCAGTTTCAGCACGTTCTTTCAAGAGGTCCAGAAAGAGTTCCTGAGCTCCGATAGTCTTTCTTGGAATAGACTCATCTCGTTCATAACGAACATACAACTCGTCAAAAGAATCAGTTCCAAAAGCATCATACAGACCAGGAACTGCGTGTGGCGAGAAGAGTGAAACTTCTTCGTTCTTAATGAATCGTTCATAGAACAGTTTAGAGATTTGGATACTGTAGTCTAACTTACGAACTCGGTTATCTTCGGTTCCTTTGTTATTTTTTAATACCAGAATATCTTCTATTTCTTGGTGCCAGATTGGAAAGTGGACCGTCGCGCTTCCTCCTCGTATGCCATTTTGCGTACAGCAACGGACAGTTGCTTCAAACTTTTTGAGAAACGGTACAACGCCAGTGTGCTGGACTTCACCACCTCTAATTTTAGCGTTGATGCCACGGATTCGACCTGCGTTGATACCGATGCCCGCCCTTTGTGCAACATATCTGCCGATAGCCATATCAGAACTAAAGATGCTATCGAGGGTGTCATCAACATCAACAAGAACACAGCTAGCATATTGTCGAAGTGGAGTTCGCACTCCTGCCATGATAGGTGTGGGAATGTTGATTTTGTGTTTGGAGATTGCATCGTAGTACTTCCTAACGTAATCTAAACGTGTTTCTTTAGGATACTTGGAAAAGATTGTGGCAGCAATCAAAAGATACATAAACTGTGGCGTTTCATAAAGTTCGTTAGAACTTCTGTCCTGCACGAGGTACTTATCAACGACTTGACGTAGACCTGCATAAGTGAACAGATAGTCACGACTATGATCAATGAACGACTCAAGTTTATCAAACTCTTCATCGGTATACAGATCCAAGATTTCTGCGTCATAGACACCTCTACCAACGGCACGAAGGACGTGCTGCTTAACTGTGGGGCAATCGTGCATACGACCAAACAACTGCTTGCGGAGGGCAAACAAAAGCAGGCGAGCGGCAACGAATTGATAGTTGGGGTGATCCAGATCAATCAGGTCAGAAGCAGAACGAATCAGAATCTCCTGAATCTCTGCGGTGGTGATGCCATCATAAAATTGGATGCCTGATTGCATCTCTACCTGAGATGCTGATACACCCGCCAGGTCTTTGCAGGCTTCTTCCACCATAATGTGGAGTTTATTTAAATCAAGGGGTTCAGTTTTACCATTTCTCTTAACGACTTTCGTTCCGTTACTCATATTTTTTTCCAGTTGTTAAACTTAATTTTTGCTTCTAGACCCGAGTAGGTATTTGATTTTAACACATCCATAACGTTAAGTCCAGCTAAAACCATATCATTAATATCTTTTTGCTGGATTGATGTTGGCCAAATAATTACCTTGTCTCCTCTGTTGATGGTTTTTGATATTCGGTTGACGATTTCTCGATTACGTGGTTCGTTATCAAAAACGTAAATATAATCGCTCCAATTAAACGACCCAATATCAACGTCGGACCCACACATAGCAACAGCGTTTTGTACAAACGTGGAGTCGAAGGGTCCCTCAACAATGTAAATGGATTCCGAAGAATCCACTTGGTCCAGTCCATAAAGTTTGGGCGATTCATCAGAAAGCATCACAGTAATATATTTAACAGGGTTAGGACCCAGTGCTCTTCCCTGAAAACCTATCAAGTTAGAGTCTGTATCATACATTGGTATAATAATGCGACTCTCATCCCTACCGATAGTGTCGAAAGTAACTTTTTGAGTGTTCGTCCACTGTTTAAATTTGTCAGCAAAATAAAACTTTTCTGGGTTGAGTTTTCGTTTTTCTAGATACTCTCTGGCAATAGGAACTTCTGATGCTTTGGGTAAATCCAGTTTCTTTTTAAAGACTGGTTTCACAAACTCAAACTTGGGTTCCTCAACCACGAAATTTCTACCAGTGTGCCCTTCCTTAAACTTTTCCAGAGTATATTGCTTATGAAGCGTAGGATCTAACTCCTTGAGAAAATTGTTGAAGGATAAACTTGCTCCGCAGTTATGGCACTTAAAGTTTGTGTTGTTTTTTACAGGATAGATATATCCTCGTGTTTTATTTTTGTTCTTTTGAGAATCACCACAAAGAGGGCAACGGAAGTTGTAGAGATCTGCCTTGACTCTCTTGAATTTTTGAAGACGCGAAGATACGAGTCCAATATACTTGGAATCAATCAAATCCATTATGAAAGGTTACTTTGCTTGCTCTATTGTAACCTGAGATGGTGTGCGTGTCAAGAGAGAAGTTGCGGTTGGAATGACTCCGACTAAGAAAGCAACAATTGCGATTGCTCCAACTGCTTTCCACTTAAACTGGGATATTGTTTCTACTTTCTCTTCTAACTTTTCTATTCTTTCTCCAAGTTCTCTACTAATTGCTTCGTGTTGTGCCTTTGAAGATTCTTTAATGTCTTCGATCATTTTAACAATAATATTATCTGTTCTATTACATTGCTCAATCTTTTCATTATGAACGGCAAGCATTTGACTTATATTTTGACTTGTCTCACCAATCTTTTGAATTGCAGTATCAATGCGCTCCATCATCTGCTCATAAACATTAATACGCTCTTCAAGTAGAGCTATTTTTGTTTCGGTGGATGATGGATTAAACATGGTCTTAATTATTGTTGTGGTTTCCTTCTCTGTAACCAATTTTTGCGAAATCCCTTACCATAGATATATCTTTTCTTATTGACTGGGGGATCATCACCCGCCTCTACTGTTCCTGCGATTTGACCCGCACCTAAACTTACGGTTGGACCGTTCTCTTCTTTTATAGTGCGGATAATGTCAATAATTTTATTAATATCCATTAGATTGTCTGCAACTGATTTAAACAATTTTGGTCTAGTTCAATATCATTTATTTTAGTTTTTGGATATTCTGGGATACGATTTAGAAAAACCAAAAAACTTTTAATTGCTGGCCAAAGATCTTGTTCTAGATGATAAAAAAGCAGCGGAACTGTCGCATCATCAAATACATTAAACAAAATGATGAGATGGTTCAGTATTAAATGAACCTTTAACTCACCAGTGTTTTTATATCTTTTCAATAATCTTTTAATGTAACGAATCCGTTTTAAATCAGACTCAAAATCGTCTCTGGTGACTGCCTGAGGATTATTGTAGAATTTTATAGCAAAGAGCAAATAGTTGCCCTCATTCAACTCGTCAAATCTCATACCATATTATCAGGCGTCTGGATACTTAGCGTCGTCAGCAGCATCACCAGTGATCATACTTCCAGCAACAAGAGTTTCGGTCTTAACTCTTAGATTACCGTGCATGTCAGTATAAGTAGTAACACCAACCCAACCAGCATGTTGTGGCGCATACTTACGTGCATTACCAGTGGCGGCATTTGCAACTGATTGCTCAGTAACATCTACACCAAATACACTAGAAGTTCTGTTTGATTTTGTCTCAGGTGCCTGATAAACAACGTCTTCAATAGAAGAAATTGGTCTCTGAGTAATATAGTAAGATGCTGCTGTGATGATTCCAGTTGTTGGGTGAGGAATCAAATATTGAGTTGTTGCAATCGATGCAACCGTATTGCTTGTTACAGAAGAGATAACTGCATGGCCATAGGTTGCACCAGCACCAACTACGATAACATCACCTTCGGATACTACAAATCCAGTTGTATTAAAAGTAGTTCCAGTGCCAGTGATAACTTCTGTTGAAAGGTTGATTTGAACGGTCCCAGCCTGTCCAACTAAATCTTTATTGCCCCAAAGAGACATGTTTCCTTACCTATGAATTCTTTATATTGGTATTTATAAAAAAAGGAGATCTTTACTTTTGATCCCCTTTACGTAAAACTAATCTTAAAAAATTTGTTGTCAAATCAAGTAATCCATTTTCTTCAAATCTTTTTGTTTTTGCCAACCACTCGGAAGCAGTTAACAAAAGACCAAGAACAATGGTTACTCCCCAGTTAGTTACAAAGCAAGTAATCATGCTTGTGGTGTAAAGAGTTTTTCTTTAACCAACTCAAGAACTACATCATCAATACTATTATCAGTGGATTTTACATACTTACTTAAAAGTTCAACAACAAGATTTTTAACTGCTGGGTGTGTCGCAATTTGAATCAGAAGTGGTTTTACCACTGCTACTACTGCGCCCATAATGGCCTCCGTGTGAAGAGTATCCTGGCTTATTTATCAATCTGCTGGTTTAGCTTGTGATCCAGGTCCAGGATTTTCTGGTCTTGGTTTACGAGATCCTCTATACTTATTATACCCACCACGATATCCTACTGCTTTATTATGAGCACGAACATCAGGTCTCCAATCTTCTTCACCTGGTTCATCAAATTCTCTTTCAGAAATAACCTTACCATCTAGTTCATAAGATTGATTTACAACTTGCTGAGTTTTAGCAGCAACTTGCTTTTGAAGAGGAGTTTGTGGTCTGCGCTTATTTAAAAGGTCTTGTTGTTGTGATCCAGTGTTAGATGATTTTCCAATAGCACCTTTAATTGCAAATCCTACTGGATCAGTAATGTTTTTTTGAGCGGATTTGGTTGCTTCTGCTTCGGAAGTTCTTTTATTTGAAAAAACTTTACCTAATACTTTTGATGCACCAACACTTAAACCCATTCCTTCTTCAACAGTTTCTTCGGAAGCAACCATTACAATAGGATTCTTAGCACCCATTGATCTTAACTTATTTTTAATTAAATTGACTTTTGCATAGTCACCACGAGTATCCTTCTTCTCATCATAATCACATTCCTTTTCTTCCTTTACCTTTTCTGGAAGACCTTTATGCTTTGTTTTAGCAAACTTCTTTGCTTCTTTCTTAGTCATACCCTTAGCAGCAGATGCAACTTCTGGTGACATGGGTTTCTCACCATTCTTGGCAGCATAAACCATTCCCATAAAACGCTGCTGTGCTCTACTCTTTGCTCTTTCAGTAAGAACTTCACCTTCTAACTCAGTATGAGCATAGACAGATTTTGGTCCCTTCATATCAGATTGAGTGCCATCAGTTGGGGAAATCTTCACCACACCAGAAGCATAATTATCTACACCTTTACCAGTAATCTTTCCTTTGTTTTGCCCTTCGGTGCTTTCAGTTCCATCAGCAAGGAACTCTTCTGTTCTTGTTGCGATTGCTTTACCAATAGCAGCACGGCGCTTCATAATGTACTTGTCATTTGGATCATTATGCTTACCATCATTATCTGGATCACTATCTTCCTTACCAACTGGATCTAGTTTTGGTTTTTTACCACTACGGCGGCCGCCACCAGTAGCACGTGCAGTTTCTTCTCCTCTCTTTCTTTCTCCTTCTCTTGGTTCACCGTGTTCGGTCATTTCAACTTTAAGACCTTTTGCTCTAAGTTGAGTGATCTTTTCACGAGTTCCATATCTTACATAAGAGTTTCCAGTCTTAGGATCTGTAACTCTGATCTTATATTTCTTGTCGTCTAATCCATGAAGTTCCTCTAAGTAATCTGGAATTACTTCATCAACACCCTCAACAAAGACTTTAAACATTGCTTTTGCAACATTAATTGCAGCAGCATCTTCCATCATAGAAACAAAATCTTCTGCAACAGCAGCTTTCTTAGAAACCATTTGTCTTGCTCTCGTTTTTACGGCAGGGATTGCAGTTGATTTGGCGATTCTTCCAAGAACCATTCTTTCCTGAGATGCAGGATCTGCTCTCTTACCCGCCAACATTTTTTTAACTTCATAACGAGAATCATAAACAAGTTGCCTTGCTTTCTTTTCAATTCCAGCAGCGGCATCTGCACCAGGTTTTGCTTCACCACCTTTTCTTGATGGGAGTTCCTCAAAAATATTATTATTCATTGGGGAAAGATTGATTACTTACTTTTTCTACAATTATTTATGAAATCAAAAAATGTCTTACCACCAGATTGAAGATTTTCTTTTCCCGATTCAGAACCAGAAGTTTGCTTAGCAGCATATCTCAAATATCCCTTTGTTCCTGCAAGCGTATTTGGTTTTCCTGGAGTTCTATACATTCTATCCATTTTAACCTCAGTATATTCCATTACATCTTTAATCCAAGACTTGAACATAATGTGATCTTCAGTAACACAAATCAGATAATTAGTTCCTCTACGGATAATTCTTCCAACCAAACCAGTATTAAGGTTCTCTACCAACTGACCAATCTTAAAGATCGCCTCACTCAAATAATTTTCACGAAGAGTTCTTTGATCAAACTTAGGAGCAATCTGCCAAACTTCTGCAACTTGATCTTGAATACCCATTGCGGCACGAACAGTATCAAAAACTGCTCTCGCATCTTTTGGTCTCATTTCGGGAGGCATTCCCAAACGAAAAGTCTTAAAGTCTCCTTCCGCAGCAGCAAGTCGCATTCTTGATGCAGAAAGACCTTCAACACCCTCAGAGTCTGGATCACGGTCGCCAGCAGAAACTACATCAATATTATCAAAGGCATAAAGATTACCATTATAATTGTTGGCAAGTTTATTAAACTCATTTACCCTATCAGCACCACCAACGATTCTCACATTCGTATATCCATCATTATGTGCTTTTTTCAGAACATCAAAGATAGTTCTAGTGCTTGCATCATTCATAATCCTCTCACTATGTTGTGGAAACATAGATCTCATAAGTGACACTTTCGTATCAGGATCAAGTGGATTCTTTTTCTTATCCTGACTGCGAGAAGGAACAATCATATAATCACTACCTTCTTGTTCTGCTGATGCAGCAGCAGTATCCATCAGTTGAAGATGTCCCAAATGTGGAGGATTGAAACGACCAAATGCAATCGTCAATGTTCCCTTTGTCTTTTCAACAGGAAGGAAATTAACAGGTGGTGCTTCCTGAGCAACTGGTTGAGGAGCAGGTGCCTGCTGTTGCTGCAATGCAGGATCTACGAAATTTGGATCTGAGATATTCTTTTCAGTCTCTGTCTGAGCAGGATCTTTACCAATTCCTTGACGCTTATTATAAAATTTTAATCTACCTTTTTCAGTCTTTGCAACAAACTCCCCATCCTTATACCAACCACCATGACCATCCCCCTGCAACCCAAGTCTTGCTGCTTGTTGGGTAGCAGTTGTTTCGGTTAAAAACTGGAAAAAATTTTTCATTACTTACTTTTCTTATTAAGTTCAACTGATATTGCTCGTTCGTTTGCAATAATGTAGTTTAAGACACTTTGTCTAATCTTTATATATTTATCTTTGTCCTGTTTTTTCTTCTTTGAATCAATTTCTTTTTGCAATGTAGAGTAAACATATAAAGCAAAGTCTTTAAAATCTTTACCTTTGAAATTTTTAATTAATGGTTTGAGTTGATTATTCATTTAACTTACCTGGAAACCAATTCTATCTGCTGTTCTTGTTGCATAGTTCGAACTTCTTAAATATAAATTTCTTAATAGTGTTGCTCCACCACCAGCAGATGCGCTGAATGTTGGAGTTCCAGATCTTTTATTCAAGTCCAGTTTAACATAGATCACTCTGGATTGGTTCAAATAAATTTCAAATATTTGTTTCAACACCCCATTTTGTGGTCCATTTTTTGACCACCCTTCTATCAATTGTTCACATTTATATCTGACTTCTCCAACAGTAAGATTTTTTCTAGAAGGAAAATACTTATCAGTAAATGGTTTCAATATTTCCTCATTAGGAATCTTAGCACCATGATTTCCACCTCTGTAAACTGAAACTATTGATTGTGCAGCCTGTGTAGACATTTCATCTGGATGAATTAAACTCCATCCTTTCAATGCGCCAGAAATAACAGTTTCAGATCCCAAAATATTTAAAAGTTGATATTCTTTTGTAGTTGCCAAAGATCCCAATTTACCACTTGCATTTGCGGCAGCAGTTACAAATTGAGGTTTAACTTGGTTAGATACACCTTTTGCAGATTTGGCAGATATTAAATATTCATCATTACCAACAATTAACTTATAGTCATATAGTCTCTCACTATCTGGTGGCATATAAATTGTGGCATTACCTATTCCTGCTGTATTAATAATGTTATTCAATATTCCTCTTTTAATGCAGGCAATTGGTCCAATGACTTCTGCATAATAGTTTTGAATTTGACCCCAAGGAAATGTATCCATTTTTATGCCCGTATAATCACCAGCACCATTATCAACATAATCTAATAATTCAAAAAGATAATCAAATAATTCTCCACCAATATCACTTCTTGAATTTAATGAAGAAACTAGACTATTATAATAAGAAACACTAGAAAAAAATGTTCTGTTTGATAATCCAAAACTTGTTGGACCTAATGGTGGCAATTGAGATTCTCTAGTTTTTGGTTTAACAAAATAATCAACATTTCCATAATAAACAGTACCATCAGCAGTTCTAAACGCTGCTCGCAAATGATCCTGAGTTAATGAGTCGATGTAAGTAACTTCTGTTCCTGGTGATAATGCTCCCGCAGATTCAAAATCATCGTTATCATTTTTAATGAAAACGCTAACAGTCTTTTTTACAGTAGTTTGGTGATCACTCCCTTGCCAGTTTCTCTGGAAGTTTAGAATACCAGAACTTGCCATTTTTTAAAATATTTAGTGCCCAAAAGAGGACTTGAACCTCCACAGATAAATCTACAGGAACCTAAACCCTGCGCGTCTACCAATTCCGCCATTTGGGCAAAGTGGAGAATAGCGGACTCGAACCGCTGACATCCTGCTTGCAAAGCAGGCACTCTACCAACTGAGCTAATTCCCCGAGAACCCCGAAGGGTCAAGTATTTAGTTAATAATATCAATATCCTCAATTTGATCATCAAGAATTTGCAAAACTTCTCTAAGATTTACAATCCTGATTGGAGGATATTCTTTACTATATCCTTGTTGAGCTTGATAAACTGCCTCTCGCACAGCATTGGCAGTTCCAAAATCCATTTTGAGAGTAACCTTTTTCATCGATCATCAACGGCACGGTTTTCGGAGAAATAGACATCAAAAGCACCCTCAGGATAACGCTTCAGAAGTTTTTGAACATTGCGAGCAACTACATCATCAAGTGTAGTATCCAGTGCCATACAAGCCTGAGCAACATACCACATAATATCACCCAGTTCAATAATTAGGTGCTCACGGTTGTCCTCATTATAAGGTTTGCCTTGAAAGATCATCTTCTTGACGATTTCCATAAACTCACCACCTTCGGCATTAATACCAACAGAGGCGGTCAGAAGACGTTCAATATTAGCACCCTTTTCATCCAGAGCAACTAGACGGTCGGAAAGGGCAAGAAAGTCCTTCGATGCATCAGAAGTTACGGCATCGACAAACTCAGCATACTTATCAAAATTAACGTGTTTAGCGGTTTCCATTAAAATTTAAATCCTTCAAATGACTTTTTAGGTTTCTTGTCTTCGTAATCATTATACTCGTCTTCGTTTCCAGAGTCAAGTATATCTTTTTGTGCAGACTGTTCACAATCATACAATCTCATTTTAGCACGGTCAATACCCACAATGAAACGCTTAAAGATTGTGGGATCATTGTATCGGTTCTTCAACTGCTTCACCATAATCTGTCCCAACCCCTCCAACTCTTCAGTGCTAATAAGGGCAAACATAAGATCAGCAGTAGCAGGGAGACCAAAGGACTCACTAGTATCAGTAAGTTCAACATCAGAGTTCCCATAACCACTGCGGGTAGTCTGGGTAGCAGAGACAATGGGAACATTGAATTCCACCGCCAAACCGCGAAGTTCCTCAGCAATTGACTTGATATATGAATAAGAATTGATAGAACTGTTTGCCTTATGCCTACTGGAAGCACAAATATTAAGGTAATCGATGAAAATAATATCAGGTCGGAATGATTTCTTAAGAGCAAGTTCATTGAGAAGTGCCTTGAAATGTCCTGAGTGTGCAGAAGCAGTGGGATACTCTTTAATTACAAGAGAACCTTGTGTTTTCTTCGCAATACTATTTACTTTGTTCTCGAATGTCGAACGTGGGAGATCAACCAATTGCTGAATCGGTACATTGAGAAGGTTCGCATCAATTCTTTCTGCAATTCGCTCTTCCGCCATTTCAAGAGTGATATAGAGAACGTTCCGACCCTGTAACAGCGCGGCGCTAGCCACGTGACACATGAACAATGATTTCCCAACACCCGTTCCAGCGAGAGCAATATTGAGAGTCTTGTTAGGTAAACCACCTTTCGTGATTTTGTTGAAATATTCCAGGTCAAACTCGATCTTATCTTCTTTACGATGGTAAAATTCATAACGCTCTCCATAATTTTGAAGATAATCGTGTCCAATATTATTATCAAATGATACCGCTAGGGCATCTGAAAGAATACTTGGAATGGCATCACGATTTTTCTTCCCATCATTACCATCAGCAATATGAATAGATTCCATAAGTGCTAAGTAAATGGCACGATCACGACACCACTTTTCAGTTGTATCAAGAATCCACTGCTTATCTACTATGGAATCATTCAAAGAAGAATTAATTTCCCGTATCTCTTTGACCTCTGTTTCATTTAGGTCAGTGCGATTCTCTACCTCAATATTGAGTGCTTCAATGGTGATTGCTGAACCATATTTAACAATGAATTGAACAATCTCCTCAAAAATGACCTTTTCTGCCTTTTGCTCAAAATAATCTGGTTGAATGAAAGGTATGACCTTACGCGAGTAATCTTCATTAAATACTAAATTTCTGAGAATAGTTGTCTCAATTCGTTCCATAAGAGAATTGTTGTTTCGCGGCAGCATCAAGTTGCTGCATTACTTCTTCGGTGAAATATTGATCTGGATTTTTTAAGATTTCTTTTGCATAAAGTTTTTTACCATTAATCTCATAACGTCCAGCGACATTCTTCCACATTCCTGCCTGCTCACCAAGTTCTAGAAGACCATAATAGCGATCAAGACCACGTTCATCATAGTAAAGACGAACTTCAACATCTTGATTCTCTTTACTTAAACGCGACTTAGCAGTCTTTGCCTTGATAATGTTTCCAATGACTTCTGTTCCATCTTTTTCCTTTTTCTTACTGAGATAAATGATAGTAGAAGCGGCATACTTAAGACCACTACCACCGCCCATCTCCTTAGTAGGAACATAAGCACCGATGACATCGTAAGTGTGGTTGGTTACAATCATTGGAATGTTTGCCTGCCCCAACTTAAGAGTAAGCATACGGAAAGCACCTTTGACCAGTTGCGATTTGGTCATATCACGAACTTGTTTGTCGTTTAGTGCATCAGTAATTTCTTTTTCTGTTGAGAGCATACCCAAAGAGTCTAACACAAACATACAAGGTTTGCGTTCTCCTTCAGGTTTTTTTAAGTAAATATCTACTGCTTTGAGTGCTTTTCCACGAAACTCTTCAATAGTAACGACATTGACAACCACAAGACGAGAAGTATCAATTCCACGAGATTCTAATAGAGATTTAGTGATAGCAGCCTCAGTGTCAAAGTAGAGACAATAACCATCGGCATGAGTATCAAGAAAGTTCTTAACCACGGCGAGAGAGAAAAAAGTCTTTCCAGTAGAAGACTCTCCAGCAATAGCAGTAATCTTATTCCCAGATACACCACCAAATACACTACCTGAAACCAGTGCATTAAAAATGTATGAACCTGTGTCAACATAAGTCTCAGTCTCATCAATATCGGAGGCAAGTTTAGTATACTCACCACCAACTTCTTTTACAATTTCTTTTAAAAAGTCCATCAGCACACCATCCCGTATTCTTCACGAAGTATTTTCTTATAAGGTAAACCTTGTTCTCGGAGTTCTTTTACCAATTTCATTTTATGATATAAAGCAGAATCTCCTCCAAAACCAAGTGCATTTACAATTTTTTTCAGTTCTTCATCATTAATAGGCAAATCCATTAGGCAAAAAATAGTTCAAGGTTTACAGTTTTTTCCACATTCCATCCAATAGAATCAAGGATGGATTTCAGTGGTTCTACAAAACTCTTTTCAAATTGTAGTTCATAATCAATGTATTTGTCAAGACCAAGTTCCTTTGGAAAATCTTGAATGAATGAGATAATATTCTCTTGTATGATATTAGGTTTCTTCAAATACAAAAACTTAATCTTCTCACCATTGGCAATAAGTGAATACTTATTAGTAAGTTTTTTCTCCTTTATATAATGATTGAAAAGAAGTGCTCCACGAATATGAATTGGAGTTTTTTGGGCATATATTGTGGAAGAAGAATAATACTTACGGACATCAGAAGCGGTTCGCGGAAAAGCAATTTGTTCTGGGGGAAGACTTTTAAACTCTTCACGGCACTTATCAATGAAGTTAATTACATCTTCCTCAGTCCCACTCATCATTAGTTTCAGACCATCTTTAATCATCTTGCGACAAGGTGCAGGAGTAGAAGACTTGACTGCTTCAATACCCATCATTTTGAGTTTGGGTTCTTCGTAACGAACACCTTCACTATCCCAGACGTTCAGAATATATCGTTTCTTGGCAGTCCAGATTCCACGTTCGGCAATGTTCTCACGCTTCATCTGCATCTTTTGGTCATAAGCATTCACATAGGTCGCCAGTTCTTGGTAACAACCTTCAATATACTTCTCAAATTCCACCTGACAGACCTTATCAAGGAACGAAACAACGCTTTGAGTAGTTTTCTCTCTTCCCTTGTATACACTTTCAACCAGAGGACCCATATTAAGATAGATAGAGTCAGTATCAGAAGCAATAACATAATCTACTCCGTCAGTTTTGAGAATTTTATTCAGATAGGCATTCATCTTGTTCTCAATCCAACGGATAGAAACCTGACCAGACAAGGTGATTGCCTCAGCGTTTGCTAGTTTGTAATAGCGGAAATACTGATTGCCGATAGCACCATAAGCAGAGTTAAGTTGAATCTTCCTTGCCATTTGGATGTTGTTACACCGAGCAATCTCTTTTTCCAAGTCTTTTGTCTTTTTCTTTTCATACTCCTGTTTGGCAGCAAGCATTTTCTTTTTGTAGATGGTGCGATCCTTATAGATCTTCTCCATCAACTCTGGAAGAAATCCACGCACATCTTTGCGGAACATTGCCCCGTTAGCACAAACTGCTTTGTCCTTATACAACTCAAAAGTGACTTCCTGATTAAGAATCTTATCAACAGTTACATTTGGGTGCCTCTCATCCAGAAGAGTTTCTGGCGAAATGTTGTATTGCATAATGAGGTGAGGGTATAGCGAGTTGAGGTCAAAAGACACAACCCAGTCATACTTTCCAGGAATAGGTTCTTTCACATATGCACCAGCATACTTAGAATCTTTATCCGAACGTTCCTTAGGAGGAATCACAATGTTCCTCTTTTTGAGATAGTTGTAGATAATAGTATCCCACATTCGTACTTGTGAGAATACATCTGTATAGTTTGCTTTGGCGTCATATGCCATCGTCAAAGCAAGTTCAATCAGTTTCATCTTGTCTTCCATGCGGTCAACAAGTTCCACGTCAATAATGTTGTACTCTACAAACTTCTGCCAACCCTTTGTATAGAAATCTTTAAAAGTATCAAACTCGGAGTGATCAAGTTTCTTCTGACCAAGTTCAACACTTGCAATGTAATCAAGACGATAAGATTCCTGTGCCTTATAGGTAAACTTCTTATAAAGATTCAGATAATCAAGTTGACTTACACCACCAACATCATAAGAAATATGCTTACGACCAGCAACATAAATCTCATCTTCGGTTACAAGACCCCATGGAGACATACGCTTCATCAGTTTTTCGCCAAGAACACGATCCAGACGACGAACCAAATATGGAATATCGTAAAGTTCAATGTTCCAACCAGTCACAACCTCTGGAGTATTTTCCTCAACCATCCACCAGTTGATAAAGTCCATCAGAAGATCGCGCTCATTTGTAAATGAACGGTAAATTACATTCTTCTGTTGATTATTAAAAGGACCCATACCCCAAGTACGAATCTGTTTGGAAGAATAGTCCTGAATCGTGATCAACAGAACTTCTTCGGCAGCAGACTCCACATCAGGGAATCCATTCTCCGATGCAACCTCAATGTCCAGAGTTGTAACTTTAACTTTACTGATGTCAAACTTCAACTCCTCCTCAGGATACATTTCGGAGATATACTGATAGATGTATTGACTATTACCGTAGATTTTAAAGTTTTCTACACCATCATACCTTTTAATAAACTCACGACAATCACGAACTGATCCAGGTTGAACTGCTTCTACATATTCACCGTTCAAAGTTTGATATTTAGTTTTCTTTTGTGAAGGGACAAAAAGAGTCGGGTTAAACTTCTCACGGGTCATAAAATGTTTACCATTTTCATAACCACGAACCAAGAAGTGGTCCCCGACCATTTGAACGTTTGTATAAAATCTCATCAGGCAGTTAATTCAAGATACTTTTCAATAACTTCGGGAGTTGGATCGGCAATAGTCAAAATATCACTCGATCTAATCATATATTCTGTTTGACCAGAAGCTTCTACCCATGGTTTCATAGATTCTAATCCATAAAAACGATATGGGTTAATAAGTTTACAATCTGGTTCTCCAATATCAGCAAAAAGTTCTTCCATTTCTGTGATTATAACTGTATCCACACCGATTAAGATACATTTTACAACTTTATCACTCATCTTCTTCCTCCTTTTCTTCAACTTCCAAAGAAATACCAGTTTTATTCAAATACATTTCTTTAACTGTATCAATTGGATCACAAATCGTAACTACGTAATCGAGAGCAATTACAAATTGCTTATCCTTAGATAGAATTAACCAAGGAGTAAGAACTACATCAATCTCATAATTTGATTTACCACTATCACTCTCAGTAAGAACTATTTTTTCTTTTGCCTCAACATAGTGAGGATTTGCTAAGAGATATCCTCTAACAACTTCATCAGAAACAACTTCCTTTGCATCAGTGATTATAGTCTCTCCCGTTTTGAGGAGCATCAGTTTAATGGTCATTTTGGTTTCACTATCCTTTCAGTATTTTAGCAAGAAAAAGGGGAGGCGTCAACTGGATTTTGCCAGTTGCCTCCCTTGGCACAGCGCCGACGATATTCACAAATATTTAGTCACCATTTCCCCCACCACCGTCACCAGCACCACTTCCGGGATTAATTGGAACTGCTCTTCCAGCACCCACATTGGTCACTTTACCCTTATTATAAACTTTATGTTTCCAAGCATCTGGATATGAAATGGTTTTTATTTCATTAAGAAACTGGTGGAAGGATTTCATTTTTATTTTTATTTAGAGATAGTCCTTTCGGGCGTGATGTTCTGGCACTATTTTCCCAAGTACGATCCGTAGAAGTCCGTCTTCAAATGTGACTTCGCGGACTTCTGTGTCGTCGGATAAAGTCCACGCTCGTTTAAAACTTCTGCTAGCCACTCCCTTGTGGATAAACGTCCTATCCGATTCTGTATCCGCCTTTTGTCCTTCGACAAAAAGTTTTCCATACTCTGTGAAAACATTGACTTCTCCTTTCTTGAATCCTGCTAATGCTAGTTCCAGATGGGATTCGACATTATTTATTTGGACCAAATTATAAGGAGGATAATTTGTTGTAGTTTCATGAAGATTGAATAGGCGATCAAAATATTCATCCATCCCAATACTATTGCGCGTAATTCTTTCCATCAAAGCAGGAAGATCCGCAGCAGTATACCTTGTGAGGTTAGTCATTATGGTAGCTCCTTTAAAAGCGAGTTTGTGTTTTGTGGACCCTTTCGGCATCCGTATATAATTATACTACTTCTTACAAAAAAGGCGGGTGTAAAACCCGCTCTTTTTTATTCGGCATCCTCTACCTTTTTCTTCTTAGCACCAATATTATACTTGGTTTCCAGAATCCAATCTCCTTTGTCCTTATAAGCAAGAACTTTGATTTGATTCAAAGGAGCGATATCTTGAATCTTTTTAAGATCGACAATCTCAATCAGACCCCAATCTGCAAGAAGTTGGGCGATACGATTACGACGCTGAACATCATTCACGGTCAGGTTTGCGTGTTTACCATCAAGAGCAAACAGTTCCTTAAAGTGAACGAGATAATACCTACCTTGCTTGTGTAGAATATGGCAAGACTGATAGATTTTCTTTTCTTTTCTTGAAGCAACTCCGATTCGGGTCAAAGTCTCACGAACTTTCAGAAAATCATCTGGTTCGTTGAGAATCACTTCCACCATTTGTTCGGGCGTCCACTTCACTTCAGGTTCTTGAACGACACTCATTTTGTTCCTCCAGTTTCAAATTTCGATTTAATAAATGTTAGTTGTTCTTTCGTAAGAATCCTCAAAGCTTGTTTTGCCTTCTCATTACTATATCCATAATAACGCTTGACATAATCAAGATCTTTGATTTTATCTTGTCGGAGCCAGGGAGAAAATCTCTTCTTTTTCCTCAGACTATTTATAAAAAAGTCATACTGTATCTTTTTTGGGAGGAAATGATATCGATTCATTTCATTTGCAAACATAATACAATCAATGTGCCCCGAAAGGCAACGATTGATAATATAAGGTGCATATTCCTTCTCAAGTGAAGGATCTTCATTAATCAAATGCTGTTTTGTCTGATTAATAGAATTCAACCAGTCCTTCAATTCCATAACAAATTTTTATTATAATTAAACAGTAAAAGTTCTTTTCTTTCTTTTTGCTCTCTCATATATTCACCAACAGAACGCATCGTATAAGTCAGATCAAACTCACCTGTCTTCCAGTTCTCGAAACGATCTTTGACTAGTTGATCAGAATTATAACTTATTAATTGGTGCATATAACAAGCACCGCAATCAGCAGCAAACTTATCGTGATCAAATCCTTTGTGCATTGATCCTTTACTCCCATAGAGATTATCCTTAATATCATAAGGAGGATCGAGATACACAAAAGCACCCATATTTCCATCCAACAAATAGTCGTAGGAATAGTTAGTTATACGCCAGTTTGCAATTAGCGCAGAATACGAAGGCAGTTTTTCGATCCCTCGCAAACTGAAGTTGGAATTGGATGCTTGTGCAGAAAATGATGAACTCTCCGTGAGACCGCTGAAAGAACACTTATTGACAATATAGAAAGCCACAGCACGACTAATGCTAGGCAAACTTTGGTCATTGATTTGCTCCTTTGCTTGAAGGAAAAGATCTTTTGCTAGTTCTGGCGTATTGTTTTTAGACTTTAAATCTACCAGTATATCTTTAAGATCAGTTCCAAACATCTGGAGTTGTTGCCAGAAGTTTACAAGAGGTTCGTATAAATCATTTACCCAAATATTTAATCCAGGATATTTTTTAGTTACATAAATCGCAACACTTCCACCGCCAAGAAATGGTTCCCGAAACTCAGTATAGTTGCGAAGATCTGGAAAGTATTGATCCATTTTGATGCAAGCACGGGACTTGCCACCAGGATACCTCAAAGGTGTTTTAAGAGACTTCATAATCTTTTGGATGATACTTCAAATATTCTCTAAAAGTCAATTTCATTTCTTTCTGTGTCATACCACAGTGTTTTGCAGCAGCAGGAAGATTCATAGTAGCACGATACAATGCTTCATTTGCCTCCCTTACATTTTCGGGAGTTGTTTTTACTGGAACTTCATATAGTTCCCATTTATTGATTTTTAGAAGACTCATTTGAACTCACACTCCACCATAAGTTCAGTTAGTGCTGCTAGGAGATTAATTTCTTGGTCAGCCACGAACGCACATTGGTATTGATACTTAGCAATAACAAGAACGGCAGCGGGGATAGTCGCGGGTGAAAGGCAATCATAGCAGGTGTCATAAACCCTGCGGAGTAGGTGAGAAGCATCGTTGTCCAAGTTGGCGACCACCCACTTTCGGACTTCAGTAAAGTTCTTATCTTTGAGAGATTTAACCAGTTCATTTACAGAAACATCAGAAAAACTTGCGAGAATACCAGAGTCAATTTCTCCACCAACAGAGTATCTTTGGCATTCATTAAGAACCCTACGCCAATCAGGAAAGTGCTTATTAATCAGTTCGGCAAGGACCTTAGGATCGTATCGTACACCTTCCGCATCCAAGATGTCCTGTAAACGCTTGAAGAAGGATCCTGCCAACTTGGTTTTTTCTTTTCCTTTGATCCCAAAGTCGATGACGGCACATCGGGAGTGGAGGGGTTCAATGATTTTGTTCTTGTAGTTGCAGGTGAAGATGAAGCGGCAGTTACCAGCAAACTCCTCAATAAACGCCCGTAGGAGGAGTTGTACGTCGTTTCCTGTGTTATCTGCCTCATCAATGATGACGACTTTGTGTTTAGCAGTTGACGAAAGCGAAACGGTCGAAGCGAAGTTTTTCGCATTGTTTCGGACAGTATCGAGGAATCTACCCTCGTCGGATCCATTGATGACATAAACATCTACTCCCAATTCATTGCAGAGTGCTTTTGCCACTGTGGTCTTACCAATACCAGGAGGACCAGCAAGAAGCATATTTGGAATTTCACCCTTATTTAGAAAATCCTGAAAAGTCTTCTTGGTGCTTTCGGGGAGAATACAATCTTCAATTGTCTTTGGGCGATATTTCTCTACCCAAATAAAATCACTGTTCATAATTTAGACCCATTCTGGTTTACGTTCGGGCATACGGAGATAATTATCCGCAACCCAAGGTTTGGAAGCAATGTACATTTTATAAGCAGTAAATGTATCAATGCTTTCATCAAGTTTATATTCGTCAGGCATTGCCCGAGCAAATGGTGTTACATCAGTAATCTTTCCCTTTGGAAAAAGATAATACGCTTGTAGAAGAGTATTATAGCACGAATGGGTTTTACCGTAGCGAACAGAATACTCATCACATAGATTCATACCGTGCTTGATCAACCAATAGGCATTGTGGATACTATCCATTGCCCATTTGGTACAGGGATGATTACGAAACGCACCCTTTTCAGTTCGGTAGGGAGTGCCATCAGTCTTATACAAAGGACCATAGTTGTGACCCCATTTTTCAGATGCCACAATGGAAAGCATTTGACAACATTCCAGAGGCATCTTGACGATATGTTTATCGGGAAGACAGATAGCACTCTCGGCAGGCCAGGGAGAAGTTACGAAAATGTTCATCCAAAGGTAGAATCAGGTTCCAGAGCAATATAATAGCAGAGGTTGTACTTTGGATTCGTGAACTGTGACAGAAGTTTAGAAGACACCACCACGTCATAGGCACCAGGAATGATCTTGATATTTTCTACCTTGAAGTTGAAAGTGAACTCTTTATCAGTCTCACCAACCACAATCGCATATTCGTTAGAAGTATCATTCTTCTTATCACGAACCACCAGTTTGATCACACCATTCTCACCAACAGCAGAAAGATCAGGAAGTTGATACACTGCTGCTGCCTTGACTAGTTTTTCCAGAGAAGTGCTATCCAGTTGAAAGCAAACATCCGATGAAGGAAGTTGAATGTCCTTATCAGGAGGAGAGATGATCACATTAGGATCGGCAAAGAAATACTTCACACGACGCTTACCTTCTTTGATGCTCAGGTGTGATTCCTCAGTAAAATCAAGGTCAGGATCCTGATGGAGACTCAGACCATTCAGAAACTGGTTCAGGTCATAAATCGCAAAGTCACGAGGGAAGTCTTCTGTAATCTCTGCTTCGGCAAGAATATTCTTTGCCACAGAAATCGTGCGAAGACGATTACCAGTCTTCACAAGAATTGAATTGTTGATGCCAGCAAAGTTTTTAAGCAGAGCAAGGGTATTGTCAGAGAGTTTCATAGTTTGAGGTTTTAGTTTCATAATCAACGGAATTCGGAAAGACCATTATCTTTGCGGGAATAATGATTATCAAAGTGAAGCAGAAGCATAGCATAATGAATCACTTTGAGAAGATCTCGCTTATTGCGACCATCTTTATCACCATAACGACTGCCATATTTCAGAATATTTGCCTGACAGAAACCAGCAGCAAGTTTTTTAGCTGCCATCAGATCAATTGTTTGAATGTCATCATACCCTTGCTCATCTCCACAGTAGTGTCCATGATAAGTGCTTGTCACATAGTCTTTCACATCTTTGAGGATTTTATCCTCATTGTATTTCCACAGATGATTTTTAGATTCGCTCATATTAAGATTAAAAGTGTAAGGTGAATTCAAAGTCAGGTGATCATTTCCCATGCCACCAGGAAGTCTAGATCCAAGAACAAGCATGTCTGGTGAAGCATTGGGATTTCCAGTCAGACTAATCCCATCTTCTTCCCAAAAGTCTTGATTTGATAAGTTGGGCATTAAATTCCAATCGTTGTTTGAATAAGGATACTCGTCCATAATAAAGGGGGAAGTCATAATTAACCTCCCCCAATTATATCAGAACGAAGCGGGTTGGTCAATGTATTCTACGGTCAGTTCAGGACCAGTAGAAGGCATCTGAAAATCTGCATCCACTTTATCATACAGTTCCAGGAAGGACTGTTTGGTCTCATCATCAAAGCGGTTCACACACACTTGGATTGCCTTTGCTTTATCTTGGAAGATGCTGTAAGCGCGGATAATATGAACCAAACGGCGAGTGCTGATGATTTCTTCAATGCCACCATCGTAGAAGGTCTTGCGGATGATGTCTGCCCAGTCCACCAGGCGCTTGCAGAAGTCACGGTCTTCCACACCAAGATCCAGAGCGATGCCTTCAAGGATTTTCTGTTCGGTCGCAGGAGCAGGATACGCTTGCTCAAAGGTTACGGGGAAACGCTCGAGGAATGCTTCATTGAGAACGTTGGTGCCGATAAAACGACCGTCATCAGAACCCTTACCTTTGGTGTTTGCAGTAGCAATCACATTAAAACCAGCAGCAGGTTTAACATAACGTCCAATCTTTTTCAAAAAGACACCTTTACCTTCCAGAACAGATTGCAGGCACAGAATCTTATTAGAAGCAAGGTCAATCTCATCCAGAAGGAGAATTGCACCACGTTCCAGTGCTTCAATCACGGGACCATTGTGCCAAGCAGTTTCGCCATTCACAAGACGGAAACCGCCGATCAAATCATCCTCATCAGTTTCGATGGTGATGTTGACACGAATCAGTTCACGCTTCAGTTGAGCACACGCTTGCTCAATACTGAACGTTTTACCGTTACCCGACAGACCCGTAACGAACGTCGGATAAAAAATACGGGACTGAATAATCTTTTTAATATCGTTAAAGTTACCAAACTTGACGAAGGTATCATCTTTATCGGGAATAAGGTTTTGTTCCACAGCAGAAAGAACGGCAGGAGCACTAAAAGAACGCTCAATTTCCTCAACACGTTCCTGAGTCACTTCCAGATTCCAACGACCACGACCAGTCTTATAGTTTTCCAGGCGACGAGTCACAGTCTGAATGTTCAGACCACGAGAAGCACAAAAACCTTTAAGGTCACCAGAAGTAATTTCAGAACCATACAGTTCTTTGATGGACTCAATCAGTTGGGCGTCGTTCACGGCAGACTTGCGAGGCATGATGTAGTTAGGTGGTTTGTTTCAACAAAGTAATTATACAAGAAAAAAGGGGGCAACCAAGTGCCCCCTGTGACAGTTTAGAAAGTGGATCAGGCAACGAGTTCCATAAACTCACCAAGAATACGCTTGTTCATTTTCTTGCACTTAAGACTCTTTACAAAAGCAGATTTGATTTGAGATTTAGTGGCGCATTCAGCAACATCAAACTCCGTGTCCTGAGAAAGTGCAGTAGCAGAAAGACCAAAGTAAGAATGGTATCCAGATTTTTTTAGAGTAAATGCTTTTTCTTTTTTCCAAGAATTCATAACCTTATCATACTCTGGTCCATAATACCCACAATAACGACGGATAAAGTTACCAGCATCACGGGACTCAAGAACACGAATACCAATAAAGTTAATATCTACAAACTTGTCCCTCAGATTGCTGAGAAAAACATCAGTGATCTGATGCCATTCACAGTCCAAAGAATAAGTATTCCCTGTTTTACGATCACGCAAAAATGATCCGAATCCGATAGCAGCAGTTCCCAGAAAAGGTCCTTCTTCCCAATGACGTTTTACTTCACGGTGATATTTAATGCCACACGCTTCACCATCAGTCAGAATCACACATTGAACTTTTTGAAGTTTATTGTCTTTCTGGAACTTTGGCAGAATCTGATGAAGAGAAATCAGTGCCTCATTCAAAGGAGTGCCTGAAAGAGAAAGTCCCAAAGGAACAGGAAACGATGTATAGCAATTACGTCCAAAAGAATACGCAAGACGGAAGATGTTCTTCATCTGCTCTTCCAGAGTCTTACCATTCACTTTGCTGGTCATCAGATTCATCATAGAGAACCATTCACCAACTTGAACCAAACCATCCTTTTTCTCATAGGCAAGTTCCCGAAGATTTGCCTTACCATTCCCATCATAAGAAACAAGAGGATAGTCAGTTGTGAAAGCATAAACCTCAAACGGAATCGCAACTTTCTTACAGAACCAAACAAGGTTGAATAGTTGCTTGACGGTATCCAGCATCACATCACACATCGAACCAGACCAGTCCAGAACGAACACCAGACCGTGATTCTTGCCGTTTGCGAGTGTCGTAACCTTCCTGAACAGGTCTTCGTTGTATTTGTAGGTATGAAGTTTAGAACAGTCCAGAACACCAGTGCGGGCAGTCGTAGCACGGGCATAGGAGTCTGCTGCCTTACGACACTCAAACTCTTTGACCAGATAATTAACTTCTTTCTGCGCTGAACGCTTGAACTCTACAAACTGTTTATCAACTTCACCAAAAAGATATTCATAAGTGTATTCACGATCTTTAATAAAATTATCCCAAGATTCTTTACAACCAGAATGGATCTGAGTGTTGGGGACAATCACTTTTTTCAGGTCAAGTTTAGGCAGTTCTAGATAAACATTTTCAGGACCACTGTTATTGACAAGTTCTTTCAGTGCCTCTTCCAGAGACTCCATTGTCTTTACTTCGGGTTCTTCATTCTTCTCACCACCCATTTGTTGAGTGGTATCACCCATTTGTGGGGTGGTTTCGCTAGTTTCGCTAGAAGCAGAACCTTCGGAAGCATCAGACTCAGGTTGATCGTTCTCTCCTTCCTGTTGATCAGAAAAATCAGAAGCGGGTTGATTATCAGCACCACCCTGCTGCGACTCAAGATTGTCCAGAGAAGTCTTGGTTTCTTCCTGTTGCTTCTGCTTGCAATACTTATAGAGTGCCTCTGCGGCAATCAGAACATCGGCAAAGGTTTCGGTCTCTGCAATCTGATTGATAATATCAGTTTCTTCGCCACGCTCAATCGGCACATCAACATAGTTACCAATCTTGAACCACAGGTTTGCACGGTCGGCAAGGTTATAGGTTTCTACCTTATCATCTTTGATTTGAAAGAAGTCATCATCAGCAAGTTCCTTGTAACCGTTATAGAAGGTCTTAGCGAGACCAGCATAACGACGCTTCATCAGTTTCTCAATACGAGCATCCTCCACCACATTCACAAACTGTGGCGGAATCTTGTGCTCCTTCAACCAATCCTCATCAGGCGTATAGAGAGCGTGACCCACCTCGTGACCCACCAGAAGGTCATAGACGGTGTTGCTTGCCTTCTCCCACATCGGCAGAGTCAGCACACGAGTGTGGACATTGAAGCAAGCAGTCTCCACTTTCTTATGCTCAACCACAAGGTCTTCGGTAGCAAGAAGTTTGGCGAGTTGAGACTTGATTTCGTGGCGGACGGTCATAGGTTTGATTCGTATGAACTCATCATACAAAAAAAGAGGGTGGTTAAACCCTCTGATGTGCCAGTTTGGAAAGTGGTCTCAACCTTCAATAATAGACTTTTTCCATCCCTCACTCATATTTGCCATAATAGCAAGTGCCGCTTGGTTAGTATCAGCATAACCTTTGGAAACTAGGTGCTCAAGAATGTAATCAAAGAGATCGGCACTCTCTTTCATTTCCTTCTCAATTTCTTTACCTTCCTTTTCGGTTACCTTTTCACCTTTCTCTTCTTTACCCTTAGGATGCTTACCTTCTTTATGCTTTCCACCCTCATCTTTTCCAGATTCGTCCTTTTCAGACTCACCTTTTTCACCAGATTCCTTTTCTGCTTCTTTCTTTTCGTAGATGAAAGAATATGCTTCCATCAGATCTCTAACTTGTTTTGCTTCCATTGTTACAAATACTTTTTAGTTATTTATTTATGATTTACTTTTGGCGCTCTTTAGATCTTTCAATCGCACCACGAATATCTTTTACAGTGTCTGAAAGACTTGGTTTTTTCTCAACAGGAGGTGGTGGAGTTAAAGTTGGCCACTGTGGTCCCTTTACCTCTGGTTTAGAAGCAGGTTTTGGTGCTGCTACTGATTTTGGTTTTGGTTTTGGTGCTGCTTGAACAGGTGGTTTCTGTGTAACTGGTTTTACAACTGGTTTTGGTTTTTCTGGTGCAGGAAGTTTTGGTGCTGGTGGAGCAACATCTCCACGTTTCATTGCAGCAGTTAAAGTTCCATCAGCAGTTGGTCTTGGTGCCATTACAGCAGCAGCAACTCCATATGGAGTAACATTTCTTAAAGCAGCAAGAGCACCTGCAGTCTTAACAACAGGTTCTGCAATTCTTCTACCTTGATCAGCAAATCTTTGAAGTTCTGGGAATTTATCAAGATTTGGACCAGTTGCTCTAATTGTAGCACCAGGTCTATATGGATTTGGTTTTGCTGTGGTTGAAGTTGGTTTTGCTGCTGGTGAAGCAACTTTTGTAAGTTTTGGTGCTGGTGGTTTCGGTGCCTTTACTTCTTGTGGTTTATTGGGATAAAGCATTTTTCTCAATCCCTGAGCAAAAACCTGAGTTGGATGAGGTTTATCAAATCCAAGAATATTTGCAATTCCCCTACCAATTACTTCTTGTGGATGCATTCCTTGCTCCACAATATAACTCATAATATAGTTTGACTCTTCTGAAGTACACCCCTCAGTAATAAGATAATTTAAAACTTGATCATAAACATCTTCACCGATAATATCACCTTCTGGTTCATAATGTGCTTTTTGTAAAGAAGACTTAAATATATGAACTTTTTCCCCCTTAGGAATCATCTTTTCAAGTTGTTCTTTTGCAGCACGATCTGTTGGTTCCTTTAAGGGAACTCCGATTTGCTGTTCATAAACTTTTTGATAAGCTTCAGATAATTCCTTATATTTTTTAGAACTCATTTTTATATTTAAACACTTTTTAGATATTTATCAAAAAAGAAGCGTCCCCTTGTTGGAGACGCTTCTTGAGTGCTTGGCGACGTGCCTTTGCTTGTCGGAGTGCTTGCGGTTTCAGTTTCCGCTTCTGCTCTTTCTTAGAATGGTGATAGCGGTTGGGGACTTGCATCAGTCTTGTGCTTGTGAGGACATCATACGGGAAAAACCCTTGACCTTTTCAAACCTTATGACACTTTCGAATTTGTCATGCAGGTCTGCCTTATGAGAAATCACAAAGATATTAGCATCCTTAATGACATAACGAATAATTTTTAGAAACTCATCAGTTCCAAATCCATCAAGTGAAGAATCAAACACTTCATCCATAATCAGCAGATTAGTATTGACTGAGTTTTTGACTCGGGCAACTTCCCTCCAAGTGAAGAGTAGGGCAAGGTCGATTCTCATTTTTTCACCCTCACTGAATGAACTATAAGAAAAGTCTTCGTGAATGGGTGACTTTACCGTTTCGTTGAACTCTTCATCAAGATGGAAGTTAATATAAAAATCCATCATTTGAAGATAACGATTTACCTGCTGATTTATGAACGGAAGATACTTCTTAATTATCTTCGTTTTAACGCCATCATCCTTGAGTAAGGAGTAGGCAAAATCGTAATAAACGATTTCTTCTTTTTTCTTTGAAAGGTCTTCGAATGTTTTTTGGAGATTGTCTTGAAATTCTTCTAACTTCTCATGCTCAGTATTTCTGTTTGCAAGGTTTTGGGTAATAGTTTGAATTTCAGATTCAAGGTCTCGGATTTGCCTCTGGTTGAGTGAAATGCGAGTATTGTTTTGAGAAATCTCATGGTTGAGTTTCGTAATCTCCTTAGATAGAACTGTGAATTGACGCTCTCTCTCCTGTTCTAACTTTATAGTCTCCTCAAGTTCTTGAAAACCTTTCTGGAGTTCCTTTGCTTTATTTTGAGCGTCTGTAATTCTATTTAACCGAAACTCTTCTTCTATTGTTTGAGTACAGGTAGGGCAGACCGTATTTTCTGTAAAGAACTTATGCTCTTTCGTAATAGAAGATACTTTCTGAGATAGTTTGCCTTTAAGATTATTAAGCTTTACTAACTTATCACCCGCACCAAGAACCTCTTCCTGCTCCTTTGCATATGCAAAGACTCGTTCTTCCGTTTTAGCATTTTCATTCATATAAATGCTAACTTCGGCATCTAAATTGGTAATCTTTTCTTTATTGGTATTGATATTGGCATTTCCACGACTTTCAAGTTCCTCAATGAAACTTTCCTGCATCTTGATCTTATCCTTAATATTTTCCTTTTTAAGATCAAGAGACTTTACTTGCTCTCTCCTTTCCCGAATTTTATCTTTCACAATATTATTCATTGCAGAAAAGATACGAATATCCAAAAGATCTTCAATGACTTCTCTACGATTTGCAGTAGTCAGTTGCATAAAAGGAACAAAATTACTACTACCCAAAATTACAATTTGAGTAAAAGACTTGTAATTAAGTTTGAGAATGTTTTCTTCTAGAATACGCTGCATTGCACGATCATCCGCTTCCCTATGAAGAGGAGATCCATTCACTACAATATCAAAAACATTTGGTTTAATTCCACGCCGAACCAAATATTCACGATTATTGATCGTAAATTCAATTTCAACAAGACAGTCTTTTTCATTGACTGTATTGACTAATTGAGGTTTATTAATCTTACGAAATGGTTTATTAAACAGGACAAACGTAAGTGCATCTAGAATTGTAGATTTACCAGCACCATTTGTTCCAATGATAAGATTAGTATGGTGTTCTTGGAAATTAACTTCTGTGAAGGTATTCCCAGTGCTGAGAAAATTTTTCCATTTAATCTTTTGAAAGGTTATCATTCAATTTCGGAGGAATAACAATATCGTTTGGTGTGACGACGGCATACTTGTAATTATACCTCTTACAAGTCATTATGGCAAGTGCATCATCCACTTCTACCACATCCATTTCAGTATCTTCTTGATCTTCAAGCATCAAGGCATATCGAATTGCATCATCTTCCTCTTCAAATAAAAAAAGAACTTTTTCACCATATCTGTTTTGAACAGCATATGCCCCATCGTCTTTTTGGTCTTTGAGAGTCAGAAGAAACATTACTCAACCTCGCAAGCTTCTGAGTATATTTTTTGAAGTATTCCTTTGATTATGGATTTATCTCCTTCAAATTCCGCTTCATCAATATATCTATTCAAAATAGAAATAGTGTTTTCAGTTTCTTCAATCTCAAAATCTTCACCTTCTTGAATTTCAAAGTTTTCTACAATTTTGAGTTCTTGTATTCCAGAGGAATGTAACTTATCTATAAACTTCTCAAAATTCTTAGGTTCGGTTTTCTTCTTTACAATAACCTTTACAATTTTACCTTGATATTCACGAGTATCAAATAACTTATAGTTTGTATCCTCATAATAAACATTATAAAAGAGTTTATAAGGATTGTTGATGGGAACAAACTCTAATGTATCAGTATCAAAAGTATGAAATCCACGAGTATCATTTACATCATTCCAGAACATCTCATAAGGATTTCCCAAATAGAAGATCTTTCCATTATTGGAACGAGTATGATAATGTCCTGAAAAAACAAGTTGAAACTTATCAAACAGATCAATATTCATTCCATCTTCCATCACGTGCCCACGATGTGCCCTGAATCCATTCAGTTCAAGGTGACCCATTGCACATTTACAAGACGTATTCTGGACGACTTTAAAAGTGTTATCCTCATTCTCCTGATTAATCCAGGGAATAAAAAGAACTTTGAGTTTATCTAGTTTTACTTCCGTAACCTCAGAATAAACTTTTACATTTTCATATTGCCTTAACAGTAAATCTACACTATTGACCGAGTTAGTATTTTTATAGTAAGCAGTATGATTTCCAACAATTGTATGAACCGTCACTCCCATTTGTTGGAGACGATCGTAATAGTTTTCCTTTGCCCATTCCAATGCCCACAGATCGATTGACCTACGGTTGTCGAAAGTATCTCCCATATCAATGACAGTTTTAATGCCATTCTCCTCCAAGTAAGGAAAGAACACTTCATCATAAAACTTTTTAAAGTAATCGTGAAGAAACTTGGAGGACTTACGAGCTCCGAAATGCTGATCTGTAATAATGGCAACCTTCATCGGTTAGTCTTGTAAGCAACGTTGTCTTTGATGGTATTATAGTCGGAACTACTGCCAGAAAGCAAGCTGTCGTCAATCATCATAACCTCATCAAAACCAGTTCGTTCAATGATCTTGGTTTTGATTTCCAGTTGCTTCTTCTCTTTCTGAATACGACGGAGAAAAGCGTAGTGAATGATTTGTGTAAAATATGCAAATGGATTCTTTGACTTTTCTGGATCAAAGTTGTGAATATACTGAACGCAGTTTTCAATGCCATCAGAGATCATATCGTCCCTGAACATATAGTTCACAAAGTTTGGTTTGTATGAAAGGTGTGTAGCGATTTTCAGAAAGCACTCTCCAAGATAATTAGAAATGGGTGGTTTACCTTCCCAATGCTTTGCTCTCTCTTCTTTGGGTTGCTTAGTTAAGTCTTTATCGTATTTCTTTTGATATGCAGTTTCAACTTTAGTTCTATAAACAATTAATGCCTCAAGTAACTCTTTGTTGTTTACATAATGTTCTGATTTCTTTTTGGACATAACATCGGTCTTTGTGTATAAATTTTTGTTATGTTTATTATAGCATACTTTTGGGGCTTGACAACATCGAAAAAGATGATTAGAATAGGTTTGTTCCCGTTGAAGATAATAATCTAGCCTTCATTAGTACTCTTAAAGATTCTTTCAAGGCTCTTGCGAGCATCTTCTACGGTTGATATAAAACCCATCTTATCAGATATTTTTACTTTACCGTCTAATTCAATATCTACGTCTTCATCATTAAGATATCTTTCGTAGAAGTGAATCATCTGACTTTCTTTAACTTCTGTCATTGTTACGATCTTATCGTATTTGATGATAAAGAAATCATCAGAAGGTATTTCCATCCATGGCTTTACCTTTACATATTGACCAATATGATTTGAAACGACTTTCATGATGACAGGATTTTGAAGAATAATGATAGGATCTCCATCATTTTCATCAATGCAAACTAATGCAAAGATCTCCTCACCTGTAACTAATTTGATTGCTGCGTGGAACTCTTCTCCCATTAGTTTTTAAGCGGTATGTTTACAATATCATAATTAAAGTTTTCTTCGTTATAAACTTTGATTCTTTCGATTAAGTGATTGAGTGTATAATTTTTTCTTGACTTATAACTGATATCATCGGCAATGTCATATAGAGTTGCTTTTGTTTTATTGTCGCTTTTTCTTAGGACTCTTCCGATTGATTGGAGGTTTCTGATTCTTGATTTACTAGGGGAAGCAAAGATGACATTATGTAGATTTCTAATGTTAATACCAGTAGAAAAAGTCCCGTAAGAAGCAACGATGATTGCATTATTTTCTTTCTCAGTGATTTCTCTGACTTTTTCTCGGTCCTCAGTATCTACACCACCGTGAACAAAGAACACGTGGCGATCTTCTGCGATACTCTTATTTATGAGATCGTATAAAGGTTGTCCATGACCTTCGACTCTGGAAAATAGAATTAAAGTATTACCTTTAAGATCAATGGCAAGGTTCTTGATGAACTTATTGCGTTTCTCGTGATTGATAATATACTGCACCTCATCTTCAAAAGTCTCAAACTTATTCGGTGGGTGTTTCAATAGAAGAATATTAATGTCCAGTTTGGCAACGTGACCTTTCTGCATCAGTTCTTCTGTGCGAATGATCTTATAAGAAGGTCCAAATAAACCTTCTAGAACCCACTTATGTGTCTGAGTGCCATCAAGAGTTCCTGTAAATCCAAAACGATATTTTGCATCAGAAAGTTTTGTCATTATAGATACTAATGACTTTGATTTAAACTGGTGTGCTTCATCTCCAACGACCACATTAAATCGTGAGAAATATTGTCGGGGAAGTTTGTAGATGGACTGCCAGGTCGTAATGATTACCTGCGAGTCCGTTTCTCTTTCTTTTCCAGCATAGATCTTGTGGCAAAATGAACCCACATCCCACCCATAATCTGCAAAGTCTTTATACATCTGTTCTACAAGGGATGTCGTCGGAACGACTATCAGAGTATTTTGTCCTTTCTCAACGTAATATCGGACAATCGAATATATCATCAACGACTTTCCAGAGGCAGTTGGAGATATCAACAACTTTCGATTATGTTTTAAAGCGTCGTATACTCCCTCAACTTGGTACTCACGGGGAGCATACTTGCAAATAGAAGTCATATAATCTTTTACACCTTCCTTTGAAATCATTTCATTGACTTCAAATGGAAGACCATAAAACTTGTTGTTTACAAACTCATAAGTATAGTCATGATTTTCACAGAACCGAGTGAGTTTATCTAGAAGACCAATATAAATCTCACCAGTCTGAGTATTGAATAATCGTATTTTTCCATCCCAGTGTCTACTTCTATACTGGGGCATAAAACGACTATTGGGGACTTCAAAAGTAAATTGGTCCGCCAATTCATAGTAAACGTGAGGTTCCGCCTTTACTTCAAGATAAACCTCATTTTTTTTAGATATCACCAAATGAGACATACATATAGTTCACTTCTATACATATTTATTCATCTCTTATAACCTTGCGATCTCCTCTCAGCGTAATATTTTTTAAGAGACTCACTTTTCTTTCTTTTTTCTTCTTCACTTTGTTTTTGACCTGTTCTACTTTTATTGCCTTTCCCTATTTCAGATAATTTTTGACGGGTATCTTCGTTGTGAGATTGAACACCTTTTAAACCTTTGTTCCAAGCAGTCTTACCTTTATGTGATTCTGACATTTTTTTCTTGCTTTCTTCCGTATGTTTTTTACCTTTCATACAGGCAAAACCTTTTTCTCCACCCTCCGTAACATTTACTAATATTCCGCCATCTATTTTTCTACCATATTTCATAATAAGTTCTTTTTCCTTTTCAAGAGCGCATTCTTCGGAAAGGTTATCCAATAAAATAACTATTTTTTCTTTATCTGGAATATTTACATATTTGTGAGTTTTCTTATTTTTTTGATATGCTCGTCTTCCAGTGCCCTTACCAATATAATAAGGAGTATCATCTTCTCTTAAATAAGCATAAACATAAAAATTATTTCTCATTTGAGGTTTCAGTCGCTAATATATTTATAATAAAAAAGAGGCATTTCTGCCTCAATTGAACCCAGATTGAAAACGATGCCACTCAATAGCATTTTTGATTTGGAATGTTCGATTAGAAATAGTCTTAATAACTTCTTCTAAGAACTTCAGCATAATATCATAATATCTTATTTTGAGTTCTACTTTACTTAACTTCTCATCGCCATCCATATGCCTCTGTAATGCCTCTTTATCCCGAACTTTATATGGGAACGGTTCTTCTTCGTAAACCTCTATGGGTGCCTTTCCAGTGTAGTAGTTATACCTTTCAAGTTTAACTCTATTGTATGTTTCTCTTGCTTTCTCACGCAACAAAGTAATTGTATTGTAAATGGTATAATACTTGGAGTGAAGTTGGGGAATTTTTAAAGACTCATCGTGTAAATTATCAGGATCAATGACAGAATCTCTCTGCCACATCTCCTGAATTTCATCAAGATTCATTTAATCGAACTAG